TGATTTAGTTCCTGCTATGGAAAAGTTTGTTTTAGAGGGTGGTAGTATGGCTGATGTAATGGAAGTAGTAGATATTAGACAGGCAGCAGCATTTGAAACTTTACTTATGAGTGCTGATGGCCTTATAGACTTTAGAAATGAGTTAAAGAACGCTAAAGGAGAGGGGTATAGAATGGCTCAAATGGTTGGAGATACGCTACAAGGGTCTTTTTTAAGGTTAAAATCTGCAGCACAAGGTATGAGTATCGCTTTAATGGATAACTTTGGAGATGCCTTAAAAGAAACTATTAATAAAATGGCTAATTGGCTGAATAGATTAGCAGAAAATGAGGATGGAATTAAAAAAGCAATCAAACAAGTAAAACTTTTCACTAAAGGATTGTTAGCATTCTTTATAGGTTTAAAAACTACTAGGCTTTTAATGAAATTATTTGCTGCAGATGTAGCAGCAACAGGTGTTGCTATGACAGTAACAAGGGGGGCTACTGTTGCATTTGCAGCAGCATTAAGAGGGTTAAGGGCTGCTATTGTATCTACAGGAGTAGGGGCTTTGGTTATAATTCTAGGAGAACTTGCTGCTAAATTTATGTTCGCTGCTAGTGAGGAGGAAAAATTGGCTGCTATTACTGATGAATACGGAAGGTCTATACAAGGGATAATAGACAAAGAAAAAACTCTTAAAAAAATAAAAGATGAGTCTGAAAAGACAGATGAGAAAAAGTTTGTAATCATAGGGGGGCTAATTAAAAAATATAAAAATGAAAATACAACTCTTGAGCAACAAGAAAAAATATTAAAAAAACTAAATAAAATCAGTTCAAAGTTTTTTGGTGGCTTTCAAAAAGGTGTTACAGGCTATAAAGATTTAGAGGATGCAGCAGCAGACTATAAAAAAGAATTAGTAGAAATAGCAAAAGTACAAGCAATGGCAGATGCTTTAGCAGGTGTTAATGTAGAGGTAACCGAGATAGAGTCGCAACTAGAAAGTACTATAAATGTATTAGCAAAAGCACACGGATTAAATGATGCAGTAAAAGCACAAATAAAAAAGGACTTTTTTAGTTGGGATTTAGGAGAATCTTGGCAGGGATTAAGCCAAGGTTTTTTAAATATGTTTGATTCAGGTAAACAAGGAAAAGCAAGAAAAGCAATTACTGATGCTAATGATAAAATTGCTTTATTGAGGCAAGAATTACTTGAAGCAAAAGACCTTAAAGAAACTCTTGAGAAAAATTTAGACGGTATAGATTTAGAGAATATGCTTGGGCTTGATGGTTCTGATTCTACAAGTGGTAATGGTTCAGGACAAGACGCTATTGATTGGGCTACTGAACTTCAGAAAAAACTTAATGAAATAAAAGCAAAGCAAGATTCAGGAGAGTATGGTGTTGGAGAGGCTGCAATAAAAATAATAGAGGCTCAAATGAGCATTAAAAGACAGGAATTTGAAACTTTAAAGAAAAGCGAGAAAAATGGCAAAAGAGGGGTGGCACTTCAGGGTAAATATTTAGATGACAAACTAAAACTTACCAAGTTAAAGATGGGCGAAAGTATGGTAGAACATCAAGAGTCTTATGCTGTAGAACTTACACAGTTGCAACAACAGTTAATTAAAAAAGAAATTACAGAAACAGAATTTAATCAAAAGTCTTTAGAGGCTAGAATAAAATTCCTAGATGCCGAGCATAATCAAATGCTAAAGGCTATAGGAGATAGAAAAGAATTAACCAACGAGGAAACAACTGCTATACAGCAAAACAGAAAAGACAGAAATAGTACTGAACTTAATCTAATAAAAACTCAAACATCCGAAAAAGAAAGGCTTTTAAAGCAAGAATTTGATAAACAGGTTTTAGATTTAGAGAACGAAAGAGCAACAACAATGATGAGTGATGCTGTATTTAAAACTAATATGCTTATACTTGAGGCTCAATACTTAAATAAAAAGAAAGACCTATACGCAGATAATGCTTTAGAGTTGATTGATATAAATAATTTGATATTAAAAAACTCTATTAAAGTTAATCAAACTCAAAAAGATATGCTTAATGAACAGGTTTCTGCCTTGGGTGGTGTAGGTAGTGCAATGAGTAGTTTAGCAGGAGAAAACGAAAGGTTTAACGCTATTAAAGAAGCAGGAAATAAAATATCTGCTATTGCAAATACTATACAAGCAATAACAACATTACAAACAAATTTACAAACTATTGCAGAGGGTAAGTTGGCTATAGCAAATTTAATTACAGCAAAATCTGAAGTTGCTAAAGGGGCAGCAAGTCAAACTAAAATACCATTTCCTTTTAATATAATTGCAGTAATTGGAACTCTAGCATTACTTGGAAAGATTATGGGGGTATTTGAAAAAGGTGGTATTGTAGATGAATTTGGTAAAGGTGGTGTAATCAAAAAGTTTGCAGATGGTGGAATGGTTAAAGGAAAATCACACGCACAAGGTGGAGAAAAGTTTGCTGTAGGTGGTAGAGTGGTAGAATTAGAAGGAGGAGAGGCTGTAATAAATAAAAGAAGTACAGCAATGTATAGAAGTCAATTATCTGCTATGAATGAAGCAGGTGGTGGTGTTAAATTTGCAGATGGAGGATTGCTTAATAGCCCTCAATTTGCTAATCAGCAGTTTTCATCAGGTATGAAAAATACAGGAGGTATGCAAAAAGTATATGTGGTAGAATCAGATATAACGAGCAGCCAAAGAACAGTAAATGTGTTAGAATCACAGGCAACACTATAAAATAAATTTATAATTAAAAAAATCAACATATGTTTGTTAGTAAAAAAGTAAAGAAAGATAGGTTAGATACTTGTAAAAAGTGCGACTTTTACAGAAACTTATTAATGTTAAAAAGCCCTAAATGGACTTTGGGAGCAAGATGTGGAAAGTGTAGTTGCTTCCTAGATGCTAAAACAAACTTAACTAAAGAGTTTTTTGGCGAGTGTCCTATAGGTAAATGGAAAGAGTAATAACTAAACTTTATATATATGGATTATAATTCAATAATCAAAGACTATTCTGATGAGAAAAAGGATAGAGTCGTAGAATTGGCTAATCAAAATATTATTTCAATGAGGGGTAATTTATATCACAACAATGCTTTAAATTATTTTTTTCAGTTGTGGCACGAACATTTTCCACAACAAAAACAATCTAAACAATGTAATGGGTGTAGAAAAGCAGTTTGTAAATTCTTTCACAATGTAGCCGACCATATTGTTGCTGAAAGAAAAGTTCCTGAATTGGTAGAGGAGGTTAAAAGTGTTAAAACAAAAAAACCTAAACAAAAAAAGAAATCTAGTGTCAAGACAAAATAAAGCAGATATAGTTTACGAATATATTAAGGTAGCCGAAAAAGAAATACTTAAAAGGTGGCACGAACCAACTATTGTAGACATTTTAAGACACTTAACTGAAAGAGGAATAGTAGACCCTAAAAGATTGAGAAATTATATGATAATATATGATTTTGATACTATGTTGAGGTTTAATGAAGGTAACAGAACACACACTTTTATGGACTTATCTATTAAATATGATATTTCAGAAAGACAGGCTCAAAGCATAGTTTACAAGGAGAGAAACAAAGAAAAAGCAACCTTTAATATAACTTACTAAAGTTTTTTCCTAAAACTTCGTAAAATTCTTATAAGTAAAAGATATTTTTGCTTTTATGGAGAAAAAATGGTACAACATTAATGGAAAGGCATCAGAAGGAATTGTTGATGTCTATATCTTTGATGAGATAGGGGCTTATGGTTTAAATGCTCAATCTTTCATAGAGGAAATAAAAGCATACAAAAAACGACCTATGAACATTCATATTAATTGTGTGGGTGGGGATGTTTTTGACGGTATGGCTATTTACAATATAATTAAGAAAAGAACTGCCGAAACAACTGTATATATTGAAGGTATAGCAGCAAGTATGGGTAGTGTTATTGCTTTGGCTGCTGATAATGTAGTTATGGCTGAAAACTCTTTATTTATGATTCACAACGCTTGGGGTGGAGCAATGGGAGAGTCAAAAGAATTAAAAAAGACAGCAAGATTATTAGAAAAGATTAGTAATGAGATTGCTGACATTTATATAAAAAAGACAAAACTGCCTTATGACAGGGTAAAAGAAATGATGGATGAGGAAACTTGGTTAAATGCTGATGAGGCATTAGAACTAGGTTTTATTGATTCTATCTCGGATGCTATTAAAGTGGCAGCCAAATATGATGTTTCCAAGTTTAAAAATATAACAAACGAGGAAATTGCAACTAAATTGAGTATAAACCTAAAAAGTAAAAAAATGACTGATGAGTTAAAAACTTGGTTCAATGGAAAGATTGAGGATATTATCGCTAGAGTAAAGAGTGATAATACTGATTCTGATGTTGAAACTAAATCGGAAGTTGAAGTAACGATTGCAGATGAGGCTGACATTTTAAATAAATTTGTTGATTTTGAAGCAAAAGTAACTGAACTGAATGGGTCTATCGCTGAATTGGAAGGAGAAAAAACAACTCTAACCGAGGAAGTTGAAAGACTTAACGCTTTATTAAGTAAAGCAGATGCAAAGGGAACTGAAATCTCTACAGAAGGCGACCCTGCAGTAGTAGAAAACAAAGTAGAGGACAAAGATGCTGCATTTTGGAATGAGATGTTAGCAAAAATTAACATATAATAATAATTTAAAAAAATAGAAAAATGGCAAATGTAGCACTAGACGGAATGGGAGCAGGGTACCAAGGTACTTATGCTTCAAAGATTCTTTTAGAACCAATGTTTCACGCTGATAATATCAATGGTAATTATACTATATATCCATCTGTGAAATATAAGCAAAATATAGTAATGGCTCCATCTTTAAAGAGTATTACTGCAATCAATGAGGGTTGTGGAGCAAACGCAGGTTGCGACCCTGCAGGTTTTACAGTTGAAAAGAAAACAATTACTGTAGAAAATGTTTCGGTAAAGCAAGAACAATGTTGGGCAGAGTTTAAAGACCAAGTAATTGTAGAGTCTTACAAGAATGGTATTAATATGCCTGATATGTCAGGAACTCAATTAGCAGATGTTATCATCAACAGAGTAAGAAATGGTGTGATGAGTGATATGAGTAGAAATATATGGGCAGGAATGGCATCAGGAGCAGGAATACCTGCAAATGCAGATTGTACTTATACTTCTATGGGAGAAGGTCTTTGGGATAAATTAGCAGGAGTAGCAGGTTTCGCTGACGGAGGAAAGTTACAAAGAGTAGATGGTTCAGGAGCAGCAGCAGATTACAATACTGTTCAAGGAACTATCTCTATTACAGACGCAACAGCAGTATTAGAAAAAGCATTTTCATCTGCTCCTTCAGCACTTCAACAAGTTGAAGCAGGTAGAAAAAGAATGTTCGTTACTCCAAACATTTATAATGCTTGGTATTCTAACTTAACAGCAACTGCTGTAGCAGGTTCTGTTGATTATGGACATTCAGAAGCACAAACAGGGAAAGGTAGATTATTCTTTAGAGGTATTGAGTTAGTTCCTATGTATGTATGGGATGATGCTTTAACTGCAAGAACAGGAGCAGATTTACCTGCTATCTTTACTGTAGTTGACCAAGCAGGAGGAGGTTTCCAAGCAGCAAATGGAGTTATCTATACAGCAATAGACAACTTATTCATTGGAACAGATGTTAATGCACCTGAAAATGAGTTAAAAATGTTCTATGATGATGTAACAGAAAAAATGTATGTTCGTTCTTACTTCACTATGGGCTTCCAATATGGTTGGGACTCTTTGATTTACGGAACTTGCCTTACATCATAATTAATTATTAACCTTAAAAAAATAGAATAAAATGGCAATAGATTCAGGATTATTAGTAGATTGTGGCGACTTAAACGCAGTAGGAGGGATAAGACAGATATTACTTACAGATTTAGATAATATCGCAACTGTAGACCCTTCAGTATTAAACGCTACTCATACTTTAACAGAACTTACAGTAACTAACCCTTGGGCTAGATTTGAGTTCAAAAATGAAACTGCTGCTTTAACAATAACAGGAACAAAAGAAGGAGGAAGTACTGCTTACGAGTGTGCATTATCTTTCTATATCCCTGATATTGATGGAGCAAGATTTCACGAACTTACAAATTTAGAAAGTGCTTGTCCTGTTGCATTAGTTGAATTAAATTCAGGCAAGATGTTGGTTGTTGGTTACTCTTATAAATATGAGAATAAATCAGCATCATCAACTCCTTGGACAAGAAATCAAACTTATGCAAACCTTACTTCAATAGAAGGAGGTTCAGGAGCAGCGTATGCAGATGACAATGGAGTAACTGTAACATTAACAGCTAGACAATTTGAATTACCTCTTGAATATGTAGGGGCAATTACAGTTGTAGCAGGAGATGTAACAGCGACTACATCGTAATTAGTTTTAAGATAAAGCAGGGGGTTATTAACACTCCCTGCTAATATCTTTTATATGTGTGATTGTAATAATAGTAAAAATGTGGTAGATTTACCACATCTTAAAATATATACAAATATGGCAACTTATAAAGCAAAAAAACATTTAGAAGGAACTTCTACTACTTTTTATGGGGGCGATTATGTTAATTGGTCGTTAGCGACTCAAGAAAAATTGGCTTACTTATATGAGGAGAAGGGAATGACAGATTTAATTACGAAAACATCATCTAATGAAAAAAGCGACAACAAAGTCAGCAAAAAAAGTAGCGACAACAAGAAAGACTCAAAAGAGGAATAATACTTTTGAGTTTGGGGTATTTGATTTATCAGTTCCTCCTAGTATAAAAGAAACAAAAAACATTAAAAACCTCCCAAACGAGTGGGTTCCTTTTGGTGATGACAATTTGTTTCCTCAATATCTAGCAGAACTTAAAAGAAAATCATCTACTCATAGGAGTGTTTTGGCTCAAAAAACCGTATTCACAAGTGGAGCAAAATTTGTTTGTGAGGATGAGAACTTAAGAAAGTTTATAGAGGATGTAAATGCTGACCACGAATCCTTAAGAGATGTTTTCAAAAAATTAGCAGATGATTATTACACTTTTGGTAACGCTTATATGGAGTGCGTTATATATGATGGAGGTGTAAATATTTATCATTTAGATGCAACAACAGTTAGAATGAGTAAATCTAAAAAAGAGGTTTATGTAAATTCTGATTGGTGTAAGTATTGGAATAACGAAACAAAAATAAAAAGACTGCCTATTTACCCTAGGGTAGCACACAATAAATTCGTAATGCACTTTAAAGATTACGAGCCTACATTTAATTTTTATGGACTTCCTGATTATGTAGCAGCACTAGAGCATATCTGTGTTGATTATGAGATAGGAAAATGGAATCATACTAAATTTTTAAATGGGTTTCAGCCTTCTGCTATTGTAGAAATTAATGGAGATATGGGAGAAAAAGAGGCTCAAAAAATGGTTAGAGAGGCTCAAAAGAAATTTGTAGGAGAGGGTAATAATGGAAAGATATTATTTATAGTAAAGAATGGGGACACTTCTCCTGCCAATGTTCAGGTTATAAAAGATGACCAAGAGGGGAGTTGGATAGATTTACAAAAAATAACTGACCAAAATATTATAACTGCTAACAGATGGCAGCCATCACTTTCAGGTATTGTAAGTTCAGGTAAAATGAATAATACAGGTAGTGAAATTAGAATTGCTTATGACTTAGTAATGACAACAGTAATTAGAGATACTTCTGAATTATTGTTAAACGGAATAAGAACGGTTCTTTACAATGAAATGGGCTATGACCCTAAAGATTTAAAAATACATTATGAGCCACCTATCTCTTATGCGAATGATGTAGATATTAGAGAGGTATTAACTATAAATGAACAACGAGCATTAATAGATGAGGATTTACCAATGCTAGATGATGGAGATATGTTTGTAGCAGATAGAGAAATTATAGTTACGCAAAGAGATGATGATGGAGATGGAGAGATAGAGGAGGAAAAATCGGTAACACTAGAACAATAGATAATGGCAAACACTAAACAATATATTACATTAGTATCTGCAGGAGAGGTAATTGACAAGACATTTACTAATAAAAACACAGACCCTGTTCTTGTTTCTGAAAATACTATTGTTTTAGCAGAACTTGCTCATATAAGACCTTTGTTGGGGGAAAAATTTTACGCAGAGTTAAAAGAGGAACACGACACAGGAACCTTAACTGTTAAGAATCAAGAGTTTATGACATATTATTTAGAGGATTGTCTTTCTTGGTTTGTTAGGTTTGAGGTTGTTAATGATATTATGAGCAACATAACATCTAGTGGGGTTGTGCATAATCTTGATGAGTTTTCAAGGATTATAAATCAAGAAACATATAACGCTTTCAAGCAAGACACATATAGAAAGGCTGAAATATTTGCAGGAGATATGATGGAGTATTTAAACTCAAAAGATGAGGATGGTAATTATCCAACATTTGAAAACAACAAGCCTAATAGTATGAATGACACATATAAAAATCACGGAATGATATTCTATGATAGTATATATGGGTATGATGGTGTTGATGGTTGTTTCAGTTGTGGGACAAACTATAATAATGGTAGGTGTAATTGTAATTGTAATGATTGTTAAAATATAAATATGGCTGCAAACGAACATAAAAACTTATTAGACCCTAACAGGCATTATCCTCTAGGATATGAATTTGCTGAAAACAATATGGTTCCAAGCAAAAAAACAGGAGTATCATATGATGATAAAACAGGTAATTACGGTTGGGTTTACCCATTACAAACATTTGTTTTAAGGTTAGATGATGTTTTGGCTACAAACAATAATATTGATTATATTAGAATGCCTTATAACTTTAGATTAACAGAGGTAAGGGCTAGTGTTCAGTTTTCAGGGGCTTTAGTTACTGTAGACATACAAGAGTCAGGAGTTTCAATACTTTCTACTCTTTTAACAATAGATTCAGGAGAGAAAACATCAACAACTGCTGCGACTCCTGTTGTAATATCAGACTATGAATTAGGAGATGATAATGAGGTGGTTGTTAATTTAACAATAGGAGAAGGGGAAGCCCCAAGAGATTTAAAAATATATTTAATAGGTTATAGACAAGTGAGTTAAAAATGAAAAGCAATATGAAAGATACAACAGAAGTGCTAATTGCAAATGGAGGGGTTTTAGGGTTGAGTTTAGCAGAGTGCAATGAAATACTCCTGTTTATATCTACAACTCTTGCTATATGCTTCACAATTTACAAGTTTTACAAATTATCAAAAAAGAAATAAAAAATGGCAAATACAATACAACAAACAAGCCTTAATGTTAGTATAAACGAGCAAATAACAATAAATGGAGTAACCTATGGGAACAACATAACAAAATCATTTGCAGATAATGGTAAGGTAGACCAAAGAGTAATGCAAATTAATAGCACTAAACTAACATCAGTTTTTGAATATCACGACGCACTTCCTGATGTAGCAGGTTCAGGTGTTAAAAGTGAGTTTGCTTATTTTAGGATAACAAATACAGATAGTTCAGTTGGTGTAACGCTTCAATTTTTTGTTAGTGGAGCAAAGAACGGATTCTTTTATTTACCTGCAGGATGTAGTTTTGTGTTAATGAGTAACGATATGGACTTCTTGTGTGAAGGAGAGGATTTTTCTTTAGGAGATTTGGTTGCTGTTAAGGCTAAAACAGACGGAGGTAAAGATGTTGTTTCCTCATATATAGAGTATGTTGCTGTGTTTAAAGGTGGGGCAGACCCTGCAGGAGATGGGGAGGCTCCAGAGGAGGCTTAATCTATGGCAAAATTAACTTTTGTATTTCGTGAGAAAAAGAATAAAAAGCGTAAAGGTGTTCATTCTAAAAATGCTTCAAAATCTCAAAATGGCTATAAAAAAAAGTATAGAGGGCAAGGAAGGTCATAGTGATTATTACTATGATTTTGACAGGAATAAAGATGTTCCTAGAGAAATAAAATATTTTGACTTATCTGAATTTGATAGTCCTGATGATAGTAATTCAGGGCAAAATATGGATTTAGATTTTGTAAGAAAACTAGATTACGCCAGAGAAATAGCAGGTGTTCCTTTTAAAATAACATCAGGCTACAGGACTCCAAGACATAATACTGCTGTTGGGGGCTCTATAACCTCATCACATATGAATATACCTTGCAATGCTTGTGATATTGCAATTCCTGATAGCGTTACTAGATATAAAGTGATTGATTCGCTATTAAAAGTAGGTATAAATCGCATTGGTATTGGAAAAAATTTCATACATTGCGACACAGATAAAAACAAAAGCCAAGATTTAATTTGGCACTATTATTAATTAAAATTTTATAAAATGAAAAAGTTTTTAGAACAATTCCTAATTGGACAAATGGTAAAGTCAAAGAAGTTTTGGTACACAGTTATTGCTGTTATAGTAACATTCCTTCACGAAACATTTGGATTAGACCCTGTACAAACAGAGTCAATATTATACTCTATAATGGCACTTGTGTTAGGTCAAGGTATTGCTGACACAGTAAAAACCAAAAAATAAACCTTGTTGTTTAAAATAAATTATTACTTTTGTAATTCCTTTCTTGATTGTGTTTTCAGAATGGATAGTTAGTAGTTAAGGGTAGATGGTTAATAACTTTCTACCCTTTCTCTTTACAAGGGTATTTTTTTAATAAATTTGAATATGAAAAAATACGGAAGGAGGTTAAGGCTGTCTATTGATGAGGAAAATTTAATCTATAAGCATAGAGCAAATTCAATAGAGAATTTCAACGACAATACAGCTTTAGATATGCATCTTGTAGAGAGGGGTATTAATAAAAAAGATGTTGTATCTGTAAAGCATTGGCAGTCAGCTAGTGGAGAGCTAAGGTTTTCAATAGTAACTAAAGAGGATTGTGGTTTAGATGAAAATCAAATATTTGATAATGTAAATAAATTTATAGAAGGTTATTCTCCTGAATATAAAAAAATAAAAAGGGAAAAAGGAACTCATCTTTTAGTTATAAACCCTGCCGATATACATATAGGTAAATATGCTAGTGAATTAGAAACAGGAGAGGCTTATGACTGTGAAACTGCTGTTATGAGGGTCTTAGAGGGTGTTCAGGGTCTTATAGATAAATCTACAGGTTTTGACATAGATAAAATTTTATTTTGTATTGGAAATGATGTTTTGCATATAGATAATGTTTATAATACTACTACAAAAGGAACTCATCAAGATACTGACGGAAAGTGGTGGGAACACTACGAGATAGCTTTAATGTTATATGTTAAAGTTATAGAGATGTTAAGGGAAATATCCCCTGTAGATGTTTTGCACTCAATGAGTAATCACGATTATCAAAGCGGTTTTCATTTAGCACACACATTAAAATCTTGGTTCAGAAAAGCAGATGATGTAAAGTTTGATATTAGCGTATCTCATAGAAAATATTATCAGTATGGTAAAAACCTTATTGGATTAGAACACGGAGATGGAGCAAAAATGGATAAACTTCCTTTATTAATGGCTCAAGAAAGACCTAAAATGTGGAGCGAAACTAAATTTAGATATTGGTATCTACATCACATTCATCACAAAGTAAAACATAAATGGCTAGATGCCAAAGATTTTATTGGTGTTACTGTAGAATATATGAGAAGCCCTTCTGCTTCTGATAGTTGGCACTCAAGAAAAGGTTTTACAGGAGCTCCTAAAGCTTGTGAGGCTTTTTTGCACGACAAAGAAAGTGGTCAAGTTGCTAGACTAACACACTATTTTTAAAACAAACCCTTAAATAACCCTTAACATAGGGTATTCTATACTCTTAAAGATAAATATAAAGATATAGTTAAAGTTAAATACTAGGTTAAATTAAAAACAAATTACATATTTTTTAGAAAAAACTTACTAAATATTTTGGTAGTTTAAAAAATTGTTGTATCTTTGCATAGAATTTCAGACAGACTAACTAACTAAAAGAAAACACTAAATTATGAATTACGATAATTGGAAATTAAGCAACCCTATTGATGATGGACACGGAACAAGTATGGTAAGTTCTTGTTGTGGAGATGAAATTATGTACGAAGTTCCTACTTGTACGGAATGTGGCTCCTTTGAGATAGGAGAAAAATGGGCAGGAGATGAAGGATGGACTATCTGTGATAATTGTAGAGCGATAGAGCAGGGTTATGATTATTTAGATATATGTTCTAAATGCGAATGTGAATGTAATGAGATAGAGGATTACGAATATGAGCAAATACAAAAAGAAAACTACGAGGAAAGTATGAGAGACGAATACTAATTATTAACTAAACTATTTTAAAATGACAAAAACACAAACGAGTGATATTCTACAACACTTAAAAGATGGTAGAAAATTAACACAAAAAGAAGCTATTAATGAGTATGGAGCATATAGACTTTCAGGCATTATACACAGATTAAGAAAACAAGGACACGACATAACATCTATACCAACAGAAGTTCCAACTAGATATAAAAAATCAAATGGAGGAATTAAGATGGCTACTATAGTTAATTATAGGTTAAATGATATTAAAAATAAAAAAGGCTTTGACTCTAGGCTTAAAACTTTTATAGAGTCAATTATAAACTAATTATTAATTAAATTTTTTAAAAATGAAAAAAGTTGAAAACACTACAGCAGTAAAAGAAACTAAAGAGGATGCTTTAAAAAGATTATTCTTAGCACACAATTTAGTAAAAGAGGATGTTTACAAAGACAAAAGAGGTTTTGTAATCATAACAAGAACAGGAATAGATAAGATTGTTTCTAGTATGAATATACAGGTTGTATACGAGCCTATAACAATGACTCAAGAGTGGGTGGTTATAAGAGCTACTGCTAGTATAAGAACAGGAACAGGAGAGCACGACTTTAGAAATATGATGAGTTTTGGAGAAGCATCAGACTCTAATTTAATGGGTGGTGGTAAAAAGTTTCCTGTTGCTATGGCAGAAAAAAGAGCAATGAGTAGAGTTGTTTTAAAGATAGCAGGATTCTACGAGCAAGGAGTATTTGGTCAAGATGAAATTGTAGACTAATGAGTGATTGGATGGATGAGGTTCTTGATGGAAAACCACTAGAAGCAGAGTGGTGGAAGGTAGGATATATTGAGAACCTCTTACCATACACTTCAATTACGCAAAGAGAAAAAGAAGAAATTTACAATAAACTTACAAGTCTTACTGATATAGAGGCTGATGAATTAATACCATACTTAAAGGAAAACGAAATACATTTAGACCCAAAGCATCAATATGAAGCAATGAGAAAAAATGGAATGTTTAATTAAAATATAATAAAATGAAAAATGATTATGATAAAGTAAGAACTTCAAGAAATGAACTTGAAGCAATATTAAGAATAAGAGGAATATCAAAACAAAGATTTGGTAGGGTTTTAAATATAAAAGGCTCTACTATTGAAAAATACTTAGACAATCCTTACCACTTAAGGTACTACCAAATGCAAAGACTTGCAAATTTTCTAAACATAGATGTTAAAGATGTTATAGACATAATAGAAGTAGACTTAAAAGATGAAATGATTGTAGTTGAAGGAGAGGATAACTTTAAGGGTGTTGAGTCTCTAAGCGGATATACAGCAACCCCTAAAGACTATGTAAATGGATAGATATAAATTAGAATTTACAAGAGAGAGGGATGAAAAAATTAAAGCTGAAATAAGTGAAAGATATAATTTAGCTTGGTCTGTTATAGAAGGGAAAAGCAGGATAAGAAAAGTTGTAGACGCAAGAAGGCTTTATAGTGGATTGTTAAGATATGTTTTTAAATTAACATATAACGATATAGGATATATTTTAAAAAAGAATCACGCAACTATAATTCACAATATACAACAACACGATATATTTGTAGATATTTTAAAGTCTTATAAAAAAAACTATAAAGAAATAGAAACCTCTTTGTTTAATGATGATAACTACTATATTCACGAGGTAAAAGAAGTAGAAAGAAAAATGGATGAACTGTCTGTAAGATTGACAAATTTAATAAAAATGAAAAACGAGTATAAATTAAAAATAAATAAAAATGTCAGATAAAAATTATGTAGCAAGTAGTATTAAAAAAGTAACTACGCAGTATGGAGAATTGTTTAATGCAAGTTTTAAGTTAGATGATTTGCAAAAAATATCTAAAAGAGGTTGGGTAAATATTACAATAGCAGAAAGGAGAGAGCCTTCTGAAAAAGGGGCTACTCACTACGCTTATGAGAATACTTATGAGCCCCCAAAAGAAGTAACAGCAGATGCTAAAACATCTAAAGATGATGATGATTTACCATTTTAAATAGCATAGGTTGTGGGAGGGTTAGTAATTCTAATTAATAACCGAGCAGTTATACTTTGTGTGTGATTACAATTCCCTCTCACTTCCTTTTTTATTAACTTAAATTAACTATATGGAAACTTATATTCCTTTAAACAGTATTAACTCTGACCTAGACAGAAAAACATTAAGAAAAAGACTTGATAAAGTCAAAACAGAAAACGCTAGACTTTCAGAGTATAATATTGATTTAAAACTACAACTTATAGAATTAAGAGAAAAACTAAATAATATTAAAAAAACTACTAAATAATTTGGTAGATTCAAATATTATTCGTATCTTTGTATAGAATTTAAGGGTTATATAACTCTTTAATTCAACTAACTAACTACTAACTAAAAGAAAACGCTAATGACTAAAAAGGAATTACTTATTGATTTATTATCAGTACAAACCACAAGTGGTAATGAATTTAATATGATAGCACATATATTTAACTTTTGCAGACAGAATGTGCCTGAAGCAGATGTAAAAGTAAAAGACAATAATATTTATATAACAAAAGGGGAATCAGACATATACCCTTGTGTTGTGGCTCACACAGATACAGTACACGACATACACAACTTTTTCAAAGTATTTGATGATGATGGTTGCTTGTTTGCATTTAATGCAGAAACAGGTAAGCAGGTAGGTGTAGGTGGAGACGATAAGGTAGGTATATGGTTGGCACTAGAGATGCTAATGAAGTTTGATAAAATCAAGTGTGCCTTCTTTCATTCTGAGGAGATAGGCTGTGTAGGTAGTAGAGCAGCAGATATGGATTGGTTTAAAGATGTAGGATATTGTTTACAGGGAGATAGAAGGGGTAATAAAGATTTTGTAAATAATATATCAGGTAAATTATTCAGCAAGAGGTTTAGTAAGGCTATTGCTCCTATACTTTCACATCACGGATATGCAGAAACATCAGGGGCTATTACAGATGTAGGTCAATTAGCAGAGAATGGTGTTGGTGTTTGTGTTGCGAATATGAGTTGTGGTTACTATTCTCCACATTCTGACGAGGAAGTTGTAGAGTTTGAACACGCTGATAATTGCAGACAAATGTTAGAAAAGATTATATCTGAGTTAGGCTGTAATAAGTTTGAGTATAGTTTTACCCATAGTTATAATAACTATAATTACAACAGTAAGTGGGGAGATTGGAGTGGAGCAAACGAGAGCTTTTGGTATGGAGAGGATGTTGAGGTTATAGATGATGTTGAGGGAAATGAGTCTTGTTATTACTGTGGTTGCAAAACACTAAAAGAAAGCTCTTTTAAAGGCTATAAGTTTTGTCCTGATTGTAATAGCGACATACTGTCAGCAGAGGATTACGAGGCTTTTGTGGATGACGAGGACTATGAGGATATATCAGATAGTTATGATGGCTCTACAAAGCACAAGCAGATAGTAAACCAATACCTAATTCAACATAATAAAAATAAATAGATATGGATAAAATAGACTTTATGAAAATGTTTCTTAAAATGGGAACATTAGCAAATCAAGATGACAAACAGGCACTAGCGTTCCAAGAGAGAATAGTGTTTGCTACAGAGGGAGTTGTAAAGCCTAGCGATTGGGATGAGCTGCCTTTTAATGAGAGAAAAAAAAGAATGAATCAACTACTAAAACAGATATAATATGGCAAAGAGATTTACAGACACAGACAAATGGAAAAAAGGTTTTATAAGAAACCTACCTGCAAAGTTTAAACTATTATGGTTATACATATTAGATGATTGTAACCACGCAGGAATATGGGACACAGACTTTGAGGTTGCTTCAATTAGAATAGGAAGTAAGATAAGCGAGAAAGAAGCTTGTAAGGTGTTCGCAGAGCAGATAAAGATATTTGATAAGGGGAATAAATGGTTTATACCAAAGTTTATTGACTTTCAATATGGAACGCTTAACGAAAACTCAAGACCTCATCAGGCAGTAATTAAACTGCTAGACAAATATGATGTATATAATATAGATGGCATTAGTCCTGTAGATGTTGCAGGGTTTGAAGGAGAAATTAAAAACCCTGTAAAAGTTAAAAGGTTTAAAAAGCCTGATTATCACGAGGTTGCCGACTATTGCATTGAGAGAAAAGAGCAGGGTAACAATGTAGACCCTCGTAAGTTTGTTGATTTTTATGAGAGTAATGGTTGGAAAGTAGGTAAGAACCCTATGAAAGATTGGAAGGCTGCAGTTAGGAATTGGGAAAGAAATGCTCCTAAAGATAAAACGAATAGAAAGATATTAGACAATAAAGATTATACAACATTTTAATATGAGAACACTACAAGAAACATTAAAGAACGCAACTCACATAAAGGTAAGGGGTTATAAACGATATAGTTTTGGAACTTATGAGGAGTGCTTAGAACTATTTAAAGAGGCTTTTTTGTTAGTAGACAAAACAATTACAGAGTATAAGCATTTGCCTGAATATGATACTATTGCACATTGGTTGTCTGACACAAAAGGTAAAGGATTGTTTTTAATTGGTAATTGTGGTAGAGGTAAGTCAGTTATTCTTACAGGGGTTTTGCCTTTAATATTCAATGCAAGAATAGGTAAAATGTTAAAACCTATAGCTGCAAGAAAATTACATACTGTTAAAGAGTTTGTATCTCCATATATAGTTATAGATGATATAGGTACTGAGGAGATAGTAAATGATTATGGAACTAAGATAGACGCAGTAGAGAACGCTATATTTGAGGCTGAGGATGATTTAAAGCTACTTTTATTAACTTCTAACCTTGACGCTAGTGCTATTAAACAAAGGTACGGAGAAAGGATATATGATAGAATTAAAAGGCTTTGCCTAGTTGTGTTCTTTAAAGGGGAAAGTTTAAGAAAATGAGGATATTAACAGCGATATGGTTAATAATTATTATAATATGTATATTAGAAGCCATTTTTTGCACTAAATTTGCAGATGATGAAATTGAATAAAAGATATTTTTTATCTTTGACAACTAAAGAAAAATTAAAAATGCTTGACTCTTTATTAAAAAATGATTTTCATTCTTATCTACTTGTAGCAAAATGTTTTGCAGATGCTCCTGTATATAAAGGGGGGCTTTCTACAGGTTTGATAAATCAAGAGTTAGACAAAAGTTTAAAGAGGCATTATTTTATTAAAAAAAGAAAATTAAAAATATGATTATTTGTGTTGATTTTTATAGGCTTGTGTTTAATTTTAGAAATAAAACCTATTAAAAGATTTTTAAAAGGTAAAGACCCTGACCAAAAACTTATGGAGAATATTGAAAAGCAAGAAAAAAAAGAAAAGCATATAACAAGAACAGGAGGTTTGCATAGTGATTATAAATATAAAAAAAATGAAAGACAATAGAGTCCCACACTACTACATTGGTAACAATGGCTATGAAGCGAGAAAGGTTGTTTCAGGATTTGATTTGTCTTATAATATAGGTACTGCTGTTACCTATTTACTAAGAGCAGAAAAGAAACACGCAAAACCTACAGAGTGCATTAAAAAAGCAATAGCACATTTAGAGTTTGAGTTAGAAAAAATAGACGAGCTAAAAAATAAATAATATGAGTTATTTAACACATTTGAAAAGAAATAATCATTGCGATTCCTGTAGGTGGATTGTTAAATTTGACTCAAAAAAATTAATTAGAGAGGTTAAGTTGGTGTATAATCCTGATGAGTATAGCAGGGATAACGCAAAAAGGTATGGTAACAAAGCTAGAAAGCTTCACGATAGACAAGAATTGATAAATGTTATGGAGTTAGATAG